GCCAATAAATGGAATCTTTCCTGGAACTACACCAAGCAAGTTCTTTACAGCAATAACACCTAGCCCTGCAATAGGACCAGATAAGGTAGGAAGACCAGCATCCTGTGAAAATGACGGGTTAACCATTCTTAGTTTGAATGTAAACTCATTAAACAATGGCTGGCTGTATCCAGTGTTACCTGTTAGCGCACGAAATGCGCCATCTGTAGCCTTGTAAATAATGTTATCCATAGGCATTACTACATATGGCTCGCCATCAGCATCATTAAATATAGCACCACTTGATTCAAGTCCTACGTTAACTAAACGCAAACGATACAAGGTACGCGGTGCTACATCTTTTAAACGATAGATACGGCGATAGAAATCTTCAGTTGCTCTGTAGTAACGACCAACAGTACGCACACTAAATGAGAAGTTAGAACGAATCTTTGGGTTGTCAGCAAACTTTAGAATAGTATCTGCTGCTTCACGCACTGCTAGTTCTGTAAAACGCTTTTGTGCTATACCTTCATACTTTTCAGTTACTGCATCAATCTGCTTTTGAGTAGCACCTGCAAAAGGACCCATCTCATTTGCTACCTGCTGACGAACAAACTCTTTTTCAATACCAGCATACTTCTTACGTAATGCTACATATGTAACCATAACTGCTGGTTGACGGAATAAACCAGTTACTTGCTGGTCCATCCAGTCCATCATTGTGTTTCCGTAGCGCCTAAATACAGACTCTACATCAAAGTCACCAAAGGCTAGTTCAGTATTAATAGGTCCGCTAATACGGAATCCTTGACTAGCATCTTGGAACTCATCTAAAGGAATACGTGCAACCGCTGCGTTCCAAGTAGGAATACGACCAGAGTCTGCACTCATCTTGACCAATTGGCCATAACTATTCTTAACTACATCTAGTAGTCCTTGATTAAACTTATTAGCATCGCCATGGAATGTCTCATACATGTCTGTAAACATACGGAACAACTGACCACGGGCAATCTGTGCATCATCTAAGCCACGGCCACGAGCCTGAACTGTGTAGGCTGTGCGTTCTAAAAACGCACCAACAGATAAGTTGTCTTCTACTTGCCAAGACTTAGTTAACTCATCAAATCTAAAACCAATTTTTTCCATACCAGCATCTAGTGCTAGTTCCATCATTTCTTTACCAGTGCGTGGGTCTATCTCACCTGGCTTAAGTGCGTTGTATCTAAAGAATATATCTGCTGGGTTAAGAGTTACATCTTTAGTTAACTCAGCCTTGTTAGCAGCCAGCATCTTAAACCACTTTTCAAAGTGTGCTAGTGCAACTTCGCGTTCTGTTAGCATAGCCGTATCAATAGTACGGGTTCCCTTACCCATCTTAATACCTATTGCTTCGAAAGCCATATCAAGCATAGATGGTGTAATAACTGATGCAACAATCTCTTCGCCATAACGGCCAGAAATACCAGAAGCAGCAACAACAGAAGCAGCCATTGAGTTGAGTGCATCTGGTGAATTAACAAATGCTTGCATTAAATAACCAGCACCATCAGGGTCTCTGCTTACATAACGTCCATACATTTGTGAAACAGCATCAGATATTGCTTGACGCTTTTCTAGGCTTGTCAAAAGAACTACATCAACTTGTAGTTCATCTGCTTTAGCCTGCAAAATTGCTTGGCGGTCTAAGATTGATAGCGCTTCTTCGTGTGAATAACGTGGTTGCTGGCCCAAACGCATAGGTGCATTAGAGCGTGGTGCAAACTTTAGTACACCTTGAATACTGCGGCGAATAGGACCACTAGCAGACCTAGAACCAGTAGCAGCACGAGACATATTTCCTAGTCTTAGTCCTTCTAATGTTGCGAAGTGACGCAAATCTTTAGTAGGTGCAGACAATAAATACATAGTTGCTTCATCAATTGCAGAACGAACACCTAAACGTGGGAACAAAGTCAAGATAGACCATGTATCAACCAACTTTTTAGAGAATGAACCTTGTGTTGCTCCACCAATTGCGGTAATAATATTTCTTTTAGACTTAATTTCCCATACAGTTGACCCAATTGTGTCATAAGGTAGTGGACCAATAGCCCAAGTAGTCTGATAAGGCTGCAATGGACCTTCTGTGTTAACAAAAAATCCTGATTCAGATTCACGAACAGTGTTTTCTGGTGCAAACTTAACATGGTCTGGGTTAATTGCTAGGTCTCGCTTAGTAGCAAAGCCTGCTTTATCACCATACTTGTCCTGTAATGTCTTAAGAATTAAATCTTCACCTTTAGCACTGCCACCAAGACCCATTGAGTACATAGTTGCAGCATCTAGATTACGCAAAATAACTACTTGCTCATCTGCTGTTGATTCAAGAAAGCGAACAGTTAATGCTTGTGCCATATCCTTTGGCAAAATCTGACGAGCACGGGCTGTAAAGTTAAAAGCAGTATCAAGAGCGTTAGCACCGACTCGTACTTCTAGTCCCTGTGGTGAACGGGCTGCTAAACGGCCAATTCTTTTCCAACCTTTAATCTCTTCATTAGCCTTTAGTACTACAGACATGTCAGAGTTAGGGGTAATTAAGCGTTGTAATGAATCTTCTGCATTAAGAAATGCAGCAGTAATTGGTTCTAAAGCAGCATCTCTTTCAGCAGCATTACGAGACATGTTGTTAAAGACTCTGTCAAGTGAGCGTGTTAACGCATCTGCAAACAAACGACTTTGACGGGCTACTACCACACCATTACGCATGTAAGTTAAACCATCAACTCGTCCTGCTAGTAATAGATTTAGATTGCCAGCATTTTCAAAGTATCCTTGTGCTGATGCAGCATCAAATACTTCTCCATCTACAAGTGCCTTAATTGCGTTCTGGTCATTATAACCAGGAAAGTTTTTTGCAATGTCATCAAGTGCAATTGACTTTGCACCTGGAGTTCCGCTTGAGTCTTTTACCTTCTTAAGCGCAGGACCGAGTCCATCTTGCCAGAATGAATAAACTAATGGATTCTTAAATGTATCTCCAACAGCCTTCTCTACTGAAACACCATTGTTAATTGCTTCAGTAAGTGAGTTAGCAATACGCTCACCCTTAGTTACACCCTTACTTAGTCCACCTGTTATCCAAGTAAGTGGGTCTATAGCAATTTGATAAATAAAATCTATAACACCAGATACATTTTTTGTTGTACCGCTAACACCACTTGATGGTGGTTTGCGGTCAAGCATGCGAGCAATATCTCGTCCTGGAGAAATCTGTGCGTACTTTACGCCATCTAGTACTTGCTTAAAAGCCTCTGGTTCATCATAGGCTTTCTTAATTGAGTTAAGAAGGTTAGCGTCTACTTTACCAAAGTCTTGAACAATCTCGCCAGGAGTTTTACCCGCAAGTAATCCTTTAGCAACCATAACATCAAACTCACCAAAGTAAGTCGTTGCTTCCGCAAGCGCCTTGTCGTCATATTGGTTTTTTCCATCCCACGCATCTGTCCATGTTTTCATAGAAAACAAATCGTCGCCCTGTGCTACCTGTCGTGCTACCTTGTAAGGCTGGTTAATTAAACGGTTATACTGTCCACCTAGTTTAAATAAACCAATCAATGGTGATGCAACTATTGTTCCAACAGTTTTAGCAATACCAAACAAACGGTCTGATACATCAGGTGCACCCTGCATGTAGTCAGCATCTCTAAACATAAACTTTAACTGGTCTTGGAACTGAGGCTCTAGGCGTTCGTATTCTTTACGAGCCATCTCTGGACCAAGTTTAACCAGTTCACGATGCTTCTTAATTGTGTAACTCATCTGCTCTACTTGGTTTTTTTCCGCAGCAGATAGGTTTGCAGTTTTTGCAGCAGCGTAAATGTTAGGTGATACTTCAGCGACAATCGGTTTAATGTACTGGGCCATTAAAAGTCTCTATCAAGAATTGTTCTGTAGATTAACTCTGCATCTCCTGATGAATCAAACTGTGCTAAATACTTTAATGTGTCAAGAAGTGTTGGTGTTTGATTAGGCAAACCACGCATTGCTTCTGAACCTACCCCATCACCCATGTCAATACCAGATGTAATTGGCTCATCAGGGCGCATAGATGGCGCACCTAGTGGTGTTGGCATTTCTATCTGAGGCATTTGTGGCATTGAAGCACCTTGCATAGGCGCACTTGTTTGTTGCGCCATAGTTGCTTGGCCTTGTCCATATGGCAAGCCAGCAATATATCGTGCAGGTTGTGTAGCACGGCCTGATTGTCCTGCGCCACCAGTTGCTGAAACATTTGCTGGATTATTCTGAGGGGCTGTAGGACGCATCCCACCACGATTTTCTGGTGCAGTTGTCATTCTTCATCCTCCTCTTCCTCAACGGGTTCGTGCTTAGTACCAAGTACTTCGCTGTTATACTCTTGTGCCATCTTCATCATGCCATATGCGTTCCATGGTGTCATGGCTTCGCTAACTTCTGTGTGTAAATATCGGGACCCTTCGTAGTCTGCCCACTCGGTTATTAATAACCAGTTAGTGCAGATAAACTCTGTCCCCTTCGTATCTTCTTCGAGAAGAATCTTTAAGGCTTCTTCTATTTTGTCTCTAAACTCTTTACTCATTTTGCGTACTGAATCTTTGTAATAATAGGTTCACTAGTGTGAATATCCCAGTTGCAAGAAATTTCTATTGCTTTGCGGATGATAACTTCTGCTTGTTCTGGAGTTTTTGTTTTACTAATACCCATTGCTGCCATAGCACCAAGGGCAACATCGCCACCGCTACCATTAAAATAAATGCCACGACTATCACGGTCCCAAGAGTAATCCTCAAATATAGGATACAAGACTCCATGAACGCTGATAATAAAACTCGAATCCTGTGCAGCAGCATCCCCATCTTCTTTCATGTCATAGCCTGCGTCAATAAATGTTTTACGCATTGCTGGTATAAACTTTTGCGTCATAAATAAATCTAAGTTTTCTAACTTAGTTGGCTTAGGCGGTTTCCATCCAAACTGCAATAAGTTAGAGCCGCGACTAGCGCCTGCTCCTGCAATTAAGTATCCATTGTTCTCAGTAAGCTTGTGAGTAGCAATCGTCATAGGACGACCGCTTTCATCAGATGCTCTAGAGTCGCAACCAATTACAGACCAGCCATCTCCCTGATAAGCAGCGAGTGTTGTCATTGTCCCCTACCTTTATTAGTTAGCGTCTAGTTACTGTTCTTGCCGATGCTGAGGCTTCGCCGCCTGATGTTAAACTTGCTAAAAGACTTTGTAGTTGCGGTGGTTGCTGTGGTTCTAAAGGAGCGCCTCCTGCTGGCGCGGCGGGAACAGGGGACGGTTGCTCAACCTGTGCACCAGCAGGAGGTAATTCTGGCGCAAAGACTTCTTCAACGGCATCCTCTATTGGTACGCCACGTTGACGAGCCTTAATAACTCCAGCGATTTTATTTACCACGGCTGATGGGTCCCCACCTTGCACAGCCATTTGTGGAATGGCTTGTGTGTATGCTTGTAAAGAACTAACAAGTGCTTTACGCATATTTTCAATTTCAATCTTTTCTTGTTCTTGTGTTACGTTAATACCAAATGGTAGTTCACGCATTGCTAGGTCTGTAGAAATTAATCCACCACCTAGTGCTTGTAGCATAAAGATAAGTCCCTGTGCTGGATTAAGCCCAGCAAGCATGCCGTATCTAACATCGGCAGTAAAGTCACTCTTAATATCTTTGCCTGGCTTGTAGGTAAGGCTGTAAGGAGAGCCTGCATCTACGCCACGGATTGTCTTTTCAAAATCAAAAAACTTCTCATCTACTTCAAAACATACAGAGATAACATCTCGTAATGCAGAAGCAAAGATAGCCTGAGCAGATTTAACCTGCGTATCAAAGCCACCCATAAGTGCTTGAACACCTTGACCAGTAATAATGGAAGCATCAATGTTTCCAGTACGTCCCTCTGGGTAACGTGTTCCTGTTCGTAGTTCTTGCTGCAACAAAGCCTGCTCAGTAAATGCGCCAGGTGGAATGTTAAGGTCTACGCGTCTTACACCTGCTGGGTTAGCAGTACGAATGATTGCATCGCCACCCAGTTCAAGTTCTGTTACATCTGTTGGTAGAACAATTGGAGCCTGTACTGATTTCTCTGCTGCTTCCATCGCAAGTAATGCGAACCTGTTACGAAGCAACTGAATACCCAATACATCATCAAACTGTCCACGCATCTCACCATCAACTGATGGACGCTTGGCAACAACAACCATCATCTTACCAAGCGGATTAGCCGCCTTAGATAAAACTAAATTGTTTCTATCTGGAACAAACAACAGAGATTGTTGTGCATCGTAGTAACGAATTATCTCTAGTTGTGCGTTAAGGTCTCCCTTGTACATTTCTGGACCAAGGAGTTCTCTTGCATACTCAGGGAACTCTGAAGCCAATTCTCCAATGCTCAAGTAATAACGCTTAGCAAAGGCAATACAGCGTCCGTAGCGGTCAAATTCTGGGTAAGCCCCCACTGGATTTTCTACGCGAATACGCGGCAGCCCTGCTTCTTCGTCTAATTCAATAATGAAAGGGACGAAACCAAATG